TTTTGCTGTTCAATTCTTAAAGAACGCAGCACTGTAAAAGCTTTCAACTCGTATTTAGGAAAATCACAGGATACCGAAGTATCCATAGATAAAAAAACCTAAAGCGAATCACTTCGACAGACTGTGTAAAATTTTACAACTCCATAAAGGAGACTATGCCGACTGAAACGGTCATAGTTTTGGGTGTGTTTATTTAAATAACTCTCTAAACACAAGAGAGCCTGACAATTAGGTAAAGCGTCAAGCTTTTTAGTCACCGTTCACTCCTGTGTAAATTACACAGGAGTAGGGTTGCCATTAAGTGAAAACAGCGTTGGACAACACAAAAAGAATAGGCATGTGAAATCAGGTCCGGCCGCAATGTATGATGAAATTGTCATACAATCGGTATTGGACTTGATTGCCGCAGTTGGATTCTTAACATTGATGTGCAAAACCGCTGATTGCGTGCGCGTACCATCAACTGTAGTTCCAAGGACATAAGTCGTTGGATCAACAAGTGAAAAATTGTAGTTATTGTAATCTGGTAGATTAAACTGTAAACTACCGTTTGTACGCGTAGCAGTAATAGCAGACCCTGCTGTTCCGTCTTGTAATCTGTTACGACCTAAGAAAAATGCTTTAGCGCTAGTAGTAGCGCTATGTGCTAGAGTTAGGGTCGATTCGAGAAAACGATTAGCAGCTGTAGGTCCATAATCAGTGTTTCTACTAATAGAGATATCATCCACAGATCCATAAAAATCTGAAGATGGTGTCACTGTGTAGTTTACACTGCCTCTGTAACCTAAATACATACCAGCAATGTATGGTACATGTGGCATAGTATTAAATGCAAAGGTAGAAGTACCTGATGCTGCTACAACTTTGTTAGCAGACGTAGATGCATTTGGATCATAACCAGGTGTGTATGGCATTCTCTTATAGACCTTTCTATAAATATTAAACACACCAGTGGTATCAGCCAACGGAACAATATCGCTCACAACACTTCTATGAAGAACGTTACGCAAAGATCCAATACACTCTCCAAAATTCTGAGCATAGCGCTCAGGGAGAGTAACTGAAGGTTTACCAATGATATACTGTTGAGGTAAAACATTCGTTTTATCTTCAGCTTGCAATTGGAAGAAACTAGGTATAACGTTAGTTGTTGTGCTACCAATGTTACCATTGGTATTAGCGTACTCAAAATTGTCACCTCCTCTAATAAAGAAGAGGAGATTAATTGTTGAGCTTGCAGGAGCTGTGAGTGCTGTTAAAACACGTACAGTTAAAAGTCCATTATCAATGCCAGCGCGTGGGGCTAATGCATTGCCAGGGGACCAATTATCTGTAAGAGTCTTGTCTACAGCTAACCAAGCTAAAGCCTGGTGATATGGAATACGTAATTCCACATCGTCATCTTCTCCTACATCCAGAATTTGCGTATAAACAGCATTTTCTGGTGGATCGGACGTTGAAATGTCCGATATAGGATCGTATGAGATTTTCAAACGACCCTTATGGAATTTGGTGCAAACAACCTTGATGCGGATAATAATATCCCCGCGCCAATGCTTAAACAAGTTACCAATGTAAGATAATGGCACATGATAAGTTTGTTTTCCCACTTCCACAGCCGAAACATTGTTAATGGATACGGTTGTGGGTTGGTATGGATTCACACGAGCATTCCACAGCTGAGTACCTACTGTATCAGATGTGGACCAACTTGTGGAAGCAAAATAACTTTCTTTCGCTTTAAGATATGCGATAGATAGTTCATCTGCGCTACCAATTCCATGTGGTGAAGGATCTACGGATAATTCCTGTTTAGGATCCAGAGATAACTTCTGTACGGCAGTGCTTATATGAGCTGAAGACAAATGCGGAGCATTTGTCGGCTGATAAGCATGCACGTTATCGATAACAGGTACATTGGTAAAACCAAATAACGATGCTATCGAAGCTGTAGCACTCGCCCCAATTTCTGTAGCTCTAGCAAATTTACCAATAATAGGTACCTTTGTGAGCATAGCAGCCATTGAAGCAAGCGCTGTAGCGGGTCTAGACACAGGTCCGTTCCCATATTCGTCGCCTTGTAAGGCTAACTTATTTGTAGAACCCATGAGATGAACGTCGGTCATCCAAGCATAGGTTCTAAGTGTAACAGTTGTTGTCCCGCCTGTTACTGCGAGTTTTAAGGGTGCATAAACCAAATAGTTTAATGTACCCATATTCTGTACTTCCGATGCAGAAGTAATGTCCAACCAATTTTTATGTAAGAAAAATGGTAAAACCATTTCACCCCCGGCGTTGGCCTGAGGGTAAACATATAATCCTGGCTGCTGTGAATACGGCACCAAAATTGGATTAATTGGACTAGGAACTGTGATTTTATCAGAGACAAAACCCAGTAATGGCGAATAACACGCCCGTACGGCACCATACTGAAATGGAGTACCGTTTAAAATGATCTTGATATGCAGATTACCACGCAAGAATGCGTAGTTATCAAGCTTTTTCTTGATCAAGGTGTTGTTCAAAAACAGATGCCATGGTTGAAGAGTAGTCTTCACGCCCAAAATATCTGAGGTTGTCCAAGTTGTGGTATCAATAAGCGTAGGACGCGCGAGAAAATTCCCGAGCGAAATATCATCTGTGTTGTCCACTAACGCCACACTATTTGTGGAGAGGGGTGCATTCACGCACACACCACCTTCATTATCAATGAAAGTGACAGTTTGCGAATCCACAACACTCTCCCCTAATTGTGTGTCGACCACGACAGTTTCTGACTCTTCGTAAGAATCAGCTTGAAGTCTAAAAGGGAACTTACTAAAATGCGTATACGGATTCCCTGTTTCCATAATGCAAGTGACGGTTCTTCCGGTGACCGCCGCAACAACTTTTTTACTCTTATTGTTACTTTTCTGTGACTAGTTTATTACACTAGAGTGATCAGCCAAAACCACACTAGCTGGGGGAGCGCCCTTTGACGCCTTCCAAAATCTCGTTACGAGATCATCCCATCTTGGAAGTGAAGAGTCAATTGCATATAAGCAATATGGTTCTCTGGCGAGAATTTCGGCAAAAAATGCCCTGTGTTTCTCAAACACTTCGCGACCATGAAAGAAAAATTCATTGTTCGCACTTTGGATCGTTGCCACCATTTGCGCATACTCATCAATTGTTTTAGATGGTACCCACATGGTCAACGACTTGTGCATCGATGCTTCATCCAATGGAGCAAGCATAGCGCCCACATCATCATTCCAAACCCATTTCCGTTTAAGAAATGCAACTTGGTCGATGTGAACGTAAGGAATCGATGCAGTTTCCTTATCAGGCATGGTATATTCCACACCAATTGTGGCCATCACATTCTGGTAGGAAGTGTGAGTAAACCACGGTGCGTTTGGACTAACACCCATTGCATTGTCGTCACCATATGTGAATAGACTCACATTCTGCTTAAAAGAAGTTACTTCATGGGCAGGATTGCAGAAATGATAAACATATCTGCCGTAGAGACTATTGACAATGGAATTGACAATAACTGTTAGGGGATGTCCAGAGGGGTTTGTTCCAAAGAACTCAACCAAATCACCATTGAAATTCACGATGTTAAATGCAATGTCATAGCCAATAGCTAAGACCTCGAGCAATTCTTCTTCTGAATAACCAGCGGCTTTACAGATTAGATAAATAACCTGGAATGATGCTAAGATAAATGATGCAATCATCTTCTTATCATACTTTCCAAAATCACCCGCAATAATGCGATCTAATCCGAATTTGGTGAGATAATCGTAAATACGACCCCACTCATCGGACTGTGTGACAGTGCCCGGACCTGCTTCGAAAACAAATTTGTTCTTCTGCACTAAACGTACGAATGTCAACAAACGAGATCGAACATAAATGCTCCAATCAAGCGAACCACCCGCAAAAACGCGGGTTTTCTTGATACGGCACTTACGCAACAAGGTGGCCTCATCTTTAAAATTGGCTGTAAACACGCAATATGCGCGTTCACCCCTCTTATACTTGGCTTCGATAACCAAGATACGTTCCATTACCTCCGGAATGAATTTGATACCCATAGGGTTCGCTTCAGTTGGATCTGGTAAAATAAACGTCTTCTTGGTTTTGTTCCAAGGATGGCCCATCGATGTGTTGCAATTAATCTTATCAATATACATCACACCTGGCAATCCATTGATTGCCGCCTCATAGGAGAGGAACATCATGTCCTTCTCCCATCCTTTGGGTAATTCGCGCAGAATATCTGCAACAAAGCCCACAACGCACTTATCAAGAACTTCTTGATCATGCGTAACATTGGGTAGAACCATATCTACCACATTCTTGCGCCACGGCTCCCAACCATCCATAGCTGGGGGTCCATGCTCAACCTTAATATTGAAATGCTCTAGCATTTCTTTCTGTAAGGGAGTAGCACACACGCGACTCTTTGGTTTCATTCTAAAACCAGGCATTGTTCCGTAAATGGCTACAGTGCCTTGTTCGAGATAACGAAACACACTCTTGTGGTGAACAGGAAGCAAATTTACTTCTTGTCCATTAAGCCCCAAAACTGGAGCACCACCACCTACGACACATCCCTGAATATCAAGTCCACGACGAGCCATAAGGTCGTCGATTGCGGTCTGAATATCAGTGCGTCGAATGCGCATGATACCACATTTGCGTTCATACCCTAAAGTATGAATACCCAAAATTGTGGCACCTTGGGGAGTATTAGCAATACCAATTGCTCCACAATCCCCTGCACGAGTATCACGATCACCTGTACCAATAACCATTGGCACCTGGATCTTTAACTCATCAATGGGCATAGATGGATAATCCATTACACCCAACACTTCTTGCTTCTCAACATTACCACATGGTAAACGTCGTATAGCAACGCAGCGGGTTGTGCAGATGCTTTCATCTGCCCAAAACTTCAAAATATCTTTCTTAGGTGGCATAGCCGTAACTAAGAAGATACAGAAGTCATTTCCAGGAACTCGCATTAATTGCGATTCCTTAATACGAACTGTTAAGTTCGTATTCACACCTTGTGAAACTCTGCTTTGGATGATTGTTACATCATAATCCTCAACACCGCTTTTAAAGGCGTGATTATTGGCCAAAATATATTGACCTTTAAGATACACAGCACCGATTCCACATTTCCATGGTTTCGATGTTCGACTCGCAATTTCAAGTCGTACAGCATTGGAACCAAAAATGTCCCGAAGTGCTGCTGGATCTTTCCCTACCAAACTTTGGGAGGGTACAGGGATGTCAAAACGCGACAATTCCATAGTTTCGTTGTACCAAACATTGGAACGGTCTTCTTTTTCAATGTCATTCTCGGCAGTACCGTAGACATTTCCCTGTGAAGCCAAACAGTTTTCACACTCTTTGACTTCCTCGTCCTTCTTCTTGGTCGGTGGTAAAGCAAAGTACATCCCAACTACGGATGCTACCAATACTAAACCAGTAACCAAGAAACGCCACTTTCGTGGCGAAGCCATTAGTTCATTCAGCGCACCTAAAGTACGCATTTGAACATCTTGTGGCTGATAGCGTAAAAGAAATCTTAATAAGATATCTTTACCTACCTTCCATTTGGCACAGAACAATTGGAATTGGAAAAACCATTTCAATCGTACAATCCAAATGCACATATCCCCAGAAGCTTTATAGAGCATACTAAATAAACTCTCAGACAGTTCCCGGAAATCAGCTTGCACCTCCAATGCACACTCGCATTGTGAGGCCGCAAACAAACATAAAGGACAAACATGAATCTGTCCCATACGGCTATCACAGGTCATAGACATGTCCTGGATATCCTCGTGTTTTAACGAGGCTTCACCATAGAATTTTAAAAATTCTTTGGTGGATGTGAATTTCTTGACTAACTTTAAAGTTGCCAAATCACGCTGTCCATCAAAATATGGAACAACCTTTTGAACAGTGATTTTCCAATAATCTGGAAAAGCACCATCAATTGGTGTCAATTTTGTGGGGTCGATGAATCTTCCATTCTCATGGATATATTCTTCTTTGGGTTCGACCTTCACCACAAATGGTAAACGTCTTCGAATTGCCAATGGGCACCAAAAGTATTCATGAGCGTTCAAATCCGAAGCATTTGTTGTAGCCACAACTAGTTTGGCCAACACGGGTGTTTTACCCTTATCAGCTAAATCAGCCTGTGGTGGAACAAATGGAACGTTATTAACAACGTTCAACATCTCCATAAGGGTGGGATCAGCATCGCTTGCTTTTGAAGGCAAGAGAAATGCGATATCATCCATCTGGATACACCACTTACTGGAATCAAAATTGCTCCAGTATTCATCTGCAGGGCATCGCACATAACGAAAATGATCGTCTGTGTCTAAGCCATGCAATTTGCCATAGTAGTAGTACAACATTTTGGTAAATGTTGATTTAGCTACACTAGAGCAACCGTGCACTAATACACCAAAGGGCGCACGCCTTTCTTTCTGGGAGGCACGCTTGGTGATCTCAGTATTCTTCAACAATTGAAGTGTTTGTAATTTCTTCTTAAGAAGAGTACAATCAACTCCATTTGCTGAACGAGTGAATTTAGCATAAGCTTCTCCTCGTTCAACAAGATTGTTGACATCAGAGATAAATGCAAAATACGTAGTGCCATGAGGCTTCAGATTGGATGTGAAAGGAGCTAAAGAAATAACTTTATCTGCTTCTTTCAACCATTCTGAATACTCAGTGGCATTATGTGTAAAACAGGAGGCATCTCCTGTTAGTTTATACTCATGAAGTTTCTCACAAATAAAGAGTGTGGTATCAATTACTGTTAACCACATATCTTTCTTGGAAGAATACTTATAGAGTAAAGCTTTCTGTTCAAGTTGGGTATACTCAACATCGTTGAGCGAAATACCAAACTTGGAAAGAAAGCCATGTACCAGAAGATACGAGTACATACTCGTAATCTTCTGGATAATGGGCGAATCCGCCACAAATTGGGCTGAAGACAGCCCATTCCGTAATACTTTCAGAACATCACCAAAGGTGTCTGATTGTACTTCAGATTTGAATGATCCCAAAATTTTATTAATGAGATCACGCGCCGCAGAACGTCCCGTAAATAAACGGTAAGATAATGCGAACAGACGACTAAAATCGTCATAGTTCTCACACTTTTTATACCAGTGTGAGATCTGAATTAGGTGATCAATCTGATCACCCAACCAGTCGATGATTTCACTTTCATCGGCTAATCCACGCCGTAAATGATCGAGGTGTTTCCTCAGAACATTGGCAAAGATTGTATAATCTGGGCCGCGTGAATCTTCTTCATACGCACTCTGTAAGGTATACAGAGTGTGTTGTTTGGGCAGTCTTAATAATTGACGTTCAATATGAACGCTATAAGACTGCAAACCACTGTTTAAGTGGTAAGTGAGGATATCATCCTCGAGCAACTCTCTTGGAGCTGCGTGTTTCTTCATTGTCGCCAGACGGGGGGTCACAACACGTTTATTCAAAAAGATTTTCATAATGGTTGTTCGATGAAGGGTTTTAGGGATTGGTTACCCAAGGGTGCAAAACACCCTAAAAATGTACGCAATGAATGCGTGTGAATGATCAGTGTCATTCGCTATTTATTCTATTTTCTATCATTTTCGGTTCCACTCACATACTAAATAATTACTGGCCAAAGAGAATGCATCGTCGCTGCTGGCGGGCGCGAGCGAGAAACTCCAGACTGTCAAAAAGTCAATGAGATATTTATTTAAATTTTCTATCATATTATCTATCCGATAAACGTAAATCCATGCTCGCTGTGTCAATACTCTTGTAGAGACATTTCAGGAATGCAATAATTGGAATTTTTCGAATTAAGTTGGGTCTACCAACTTAAACGTTACTAATGGGATTATTGATTAATATAGCAATACTAATAAAAATTCATAAATCAAATCGTTAATGATGTAATTCATCATGATGTAGCGTTATAATTAAACGCATAATACATAAAGACTTGGTTTCCTATTTTCCCATAGGTGGGTTTTTAGTCGGGGTTTAAAGATTGAGATGGATGGTGAACGATTGTCAGCAAGGTGTTCCTCGCTGCACACGGCCCGTCTAGTTTTACTGACAAGCACTGAAATCTATTTCAATATAAGAAAGATGTTCCTGGTACCACAAGGGCCCTCTAGTTATTCTTATATAAAATATGACCTCATGTTCATTTCGGGTGGCTCTCATACCTCCCTGGAAGTTCTTACGAACTTCCTAAAAATAAATATATATAATAGTGACTAACTATT